CTCATGATTATCAAAAAGGTGCTAATACTATGATTGAAGGTAAGGCAAGAGATTATGGCTTGCATACAAATCAAATAAAAACTAAGTTAGAAGATGGGACTGGTGCTACAGGAAAGAAAATCACTATTCAGTTCATGGATAATGAGGCCGAAGTCTGGGATAAAGTTGAGAAGAAGAGTTTTAAGATGATGTATACAGGTACAGGTTCTGATTGTATGTTAGTTATCTCAAAAACTCAGTTATCTACAACTTGTACCGGAGCAACAGAGGATAATTTAACTATGTTGTTTTCTGTTTATGAGACAATAGAAGAAATGGTTAATTACATTAATGATCATGCAAAGTATACTGCATCTATCTTAACCTCTACCCCTTTAGATTTGTCTACAGAATTAGATAGTTTAGCATCTCATGATATTAAAGACCCGGATGAAGAAATTTTATTAAGTGATTTACAAGCGCTAATTGATGCAATGAATGAAAGTGTTTGGGCAGAGTTTAATTATTATGCTGCGGCAACTACAAGAGCTGTACCAGATAATGAGACCTCCTGGGTATATTTCTCTGGAGCGGTAGATGGTTCTTATGACGAAACGGCATACGGAGTTTCTTTATCATTGTTAGAAGAAGAAGATATACAATTTGTTGGATCATCTAATGAAGATAATGCGGTTCATGCTCTTATTAAAACTCATTGTGAAAAAATGAATTCAACAATGGGAAAAAATGAAAGGCAATTTATTTTAGGAGGAGCTGCAGGAGAATCAATTGTTCAATCAAAAGCAAGAGCATTAGAATTAACCTCTGATGCAGGAATGATAAAATATCCTGGTTTTAAACATTGGGATTTTAATGATTTATCAAAGAAGAAAACTTGGAGTCCAGCATATTATGCTGCTAAAGTAATTGGAATGGTAGTTTCTCTAGCTATTCAAGAGCCAATAACTAATAAATCTGTTGATGTTTTAGAATGGGAGAAAAAGTTAACAATAACTGAAGCAGAGGAGTTAATAAAAGCTGGAGTAAGTTGTGGAATAGCAAGTAGATCAGGAAGATTGGTAAATGCGAGAGGTGTAACTACTAATCAAGGAGATAAATTACAGCAATGTGAATTTTCAATGATGAGAATATCTTTATTTATATCAAAAGATTTAAGAACAGCAGTAGAACAATCGTTTATCGGAAGAGCGATGTCGAATACAATGATCGGGAAAGTTGATGCAGTAGCAGTAGGAAGGCTTTCAGATTATTCTGATATGGGATTGTTTGTTGGTAATCCACCTTACTGGGGCTACAAAAAAGATATACAAGGAGATGTAATTAGGATCGATTATGATGCTAATGTAACACCTCCTATGAACTTTATGTTTATTGCATCTCATCTACATGTATATGCTTCAATTAGTGGATGAGTTAAAAATAAAGAAATCTAATAATTAAGAGAGGATAGTAATATGGCAGAGAAACTTATTGCCGGCGGGGGATGGGTGCAGGTTTTAGTAGAGGGAGATGATGGAGTTCTAAAATCTGTAGGACTTGCCACCGGCTGTTCTTATGATGAAGATTGGGCTGTACAGCAGGCTAATGTAATAAATTATGTAGGCCCTATTTCATTAGATTGTCAGGGATATACTTGTACCATAAATATGTCAAACTTTGTTCCTGAGAAAAAGAATGTTCTATATGCAGATGGAGGAGAAATTACTATAGAGGATTTACTTCCTTATAGAGATGAAGTCCAATTAAATGGAAAAGGAAAAGCATTTCATCGTTTAGTTTTTATGAATACAAACATGAACAAAATAATGAGAAGTTTTACTGGTTTAATGGTTGCTAGTAATGGAGAACAAGTATCTCCTAATGCTTATGTAACTGAAAATATAAGATTTATGGCTATGAGGCGAGATAGAAAGATGGCTGCGGCCGCTTAATAAATAAAAAAGGAAAATAAAAATGTCAGAGAAGAAAGATGCTTTAGAAAAAATTTTAAGTGGAGAGAGAATAAGTTGTAAAGTAAAAACTAAAAGAGGGGTTTTTGTTATAAATTATCCTCTTCCCAGAGACCTCAGAAAAATAGAGGTTAATGTAGCAAGGATGCTTGATGGGATGCCTGAATCCTCATTTTCAAAAGGGCAAATTGCAAGCTTTCGTGCTTATGCAACTTTAGATGAAGTAATAGTTGAAGCTCCAGAATGGTGGAATAATCTTGAATCTGCTGAAGATTGTCCTGATGATGATTTAATTACTAAAGTGTATGCGAGGTATCTTCGCCTTTATAAAGCAGTACAAGAATCTATTACTAAATCAGGATTTAATGGAAGCAGTGGAATCGGCAAATCCAAGAACAAAGATGAGATTATGGCTGATTGAACACTTTCGTATCTTACCAACAGATGAAAGATATAAGAAATTATCAGAAGATCAAATAGAAATTCTTTTTTGTAGTTTTTTATCCTCACCGATTGATGAAGAATATAGGAAAACTTATCGAAAAGGAATGTCAAAAACAGATGTGATAAAAACAATGCCTAAGGAATTATTTACGGAGATGGGATATTCAGAAAAGGATATGGAGCAAATAAGTCAAGAAATTGCAATGGGTGGAGAAAATAGCTAATGGATGTAGGTCTTCGACTTAGTATGACTGAGAATGTGAGCGCCGTAGCTCCTAAGATATCAGACTCATTAAGAGGTATATCTGAAGCTGGCGAAGATATGAAGGACGCTCTTGAATTGGGCGATCTTGAAGAAAAATATAAATCTTTTGCCGAGAGAATTGATAAAATATATGATCTTCAAAAAGAAGGTAAAAGAGAAGAAGCTCAACAAGCAATAGAAACTCGTGCAAGAGCAGCAAAAGCAAGAATTCCTGAAGAAGTATTAAAAACAACAGCAGGAGTAACGCAGAGGGTAGGTGCAACAGGAGATGTGACGGAAGCAGCTCCTGGTTTTTTAACAATGTTAAAAGGAATGATGGCTTCATTAGGCCCTGCTGGAATGATCGCAGGAACTGTTGTAGGTGTGGTTGGTGCAGGTGCTCTTATAACTAGTGTATTAGCAAAACAATATGAAAAAGTAATGCCTGAGATGATGGATTTAACAGCAATTATGGGAGAATTGGGAAGTACTGCTAAAGAAACTAGTGACTCTTTTAAAACAACAATGGATGAGGCTTCAGCAGCAGCATCAAGATTTGGATATAGCTTAGAGGTAGGATCTGGAATTATGAGAACTTTTGCAGAAGTAGCAGGTGTGGGGAGAGGAGAAGCGGCTGCCGGTGCTGGAAGAGTAATGGAATATGCAAGAGGGATGGGAGTTACTCCAGGTGTTTTAGGAAGGGCAGGTGCCTTAGGAAGAAGATTTGGACAGCCAGAAATTTTAGGGTATGCTTTTGGTGGATTACAAGCTGCAGGAATGGGAAGAGGACAATATCAAGAATTTCTAAATGCTACATTAAGTATTTTTGAAGAAGGTTTATCAAGAGGAATTGTAAAAGCAATTCCTGAAATTGCTACTACTCAAGCTTGGATAGGACAAATGGGTGAACAATATCAAGGTCAATATGGATTGAATCTTTATAAAAAAATGGAAGGAACTATGGCAGGAGCGACAGGATTACAAGCCGAGAGAGATGTAGTATTATATAGAGCAGCACAGAGGGCTTTAGGTGGAGAGGCCGGCGAATTAGAAGTTATGAAATCTTTAGAGAAAGGCCCTAATCAGTCATTCATGAAGGCAATTGGAGAAATTGTTAAGGAACAAACAAGTTGGGTAATGTTTGATAGTGTTTTAATGTTGAAAAATTTATTTGGAATAGGTTATACACAAGCATCAGATTTAGCAGAACTTCTTAAATCAGGAAAATTTATGGAAGCCATTACTATACTTGATCCTCCTGATGCAAAAAGTAGAGAGTTAGACTTATTGGCGTTACAAGAAGATTTACGGAATGATGTAAGAAAAATAGGAGCTGAATTAATACCAGCAAAAGCAGGAATATTAATATCTGCTTATAGTTTAGTAGAAATATTAAAAAATCTTGTAACAAAAGATCAAAAAGATGAGGAAAGAACAAGCAAGTGGTGGAAGAGTGAGAAACTTTATAAGCTTTTGGATAGAATTGTACCAGAACCTCCTGGTAGAGCAGAAGATATTGCAACACGTCCAAGAACAGAAAAGGAAACAACCGAATCTGAAACTATAAATACAATGAAAATACTTATAGATGTCTTAATGGAAAATAATTTAGGTACTAAGTATTTAACTGATGAGATAAAGAAAACAGTTGAAATAGAGGCTGAAGCAATTCCACCTGGAGTAGTATATTGATAAAATATTATAAAAGACGTCCTAATATAGTAATATATATTATAAGACCTAATTATGATTCTACTAATTTTGAACCTTTTAGAAGAGATTTTATTGCTCGATTTGCTTCTACTCGTGAAGTTTATGACGATAGATTTTCTACTGCTTTAATATCTTATAATTTTAAAGAATCTTTAAATTCAGTAGAAGGAAATTTTAATTTAGTTTTAACCTTGGAAAAAGATAATAAAAGAAGAACTTGGTTAGACAAACTTAAAATAAGAGATTTAGTTTTAATAGAGGAATTTGATAAAACTCAATATTGTGGCTATATAGAGAGTATAAGATTATCAGCTAAGATGAGTACAGGAGGAAAACCTGATAGAAGAATATTAGTTTCAGGCGGAAATATGGGAAAAATGCTTGCTTCTTTTAAATTAATCATGGATAAATTTTTGTATATAGGGACACCTCTTGCTGAAGATGTTTCTATAAAATTAGCAGCGAGATTAGCAACAGTAAATGCAAAAGGATCAAGAATTTTTGATATATTAAAACCTATATATGAATCTTTTATGGAATTGACTCTTAAAATGGGGATTGCTAATCCTCAGGGAAAAGGATTAAAAGCTATATTAGATTATTATATAGATTATAAAAGTGAATTTTCTAAAGATCTTAAAATTAGATATCCAATTGCTCTTACTCTTTATCAAACGGGCGAAAATAGTATATGGGATATATGGAGTGCCTTAGTTCATCCTCCTTTAAATGAATTGTTTGGTAGATGGGACGAAGGTGTATTTAAATTAGTTTTTAGAGAAGCTCCTTTTGATTCAGATAAATGGAAAAGTTTAAAGATAAATGTTATTCCTCCTCAAATAGTAACATCTTACGATATAGGAAAATCAGATCAAGAAGTTTTTACTTTTTATGCTTCTACTATGCCTGGACAATTAACTTGGAAACAAGCTTTAGGAATAGATGGGAATTCAGTTTATTCAGACGATATTAAATGGTCTACATACGGATATAAACCTCTTATTATTACAAATAGATATTATAATAGAGATAAAGTAGAAGAAAGTTCTAAAGATGGAATAATTCAAGAAATGAAAAAGATATCAATAAAAATGTGGGAATGGTTTCAAAATAATGATAGGTTTTGTTCTGGAACTTTAGAGATAATGACTATTGATTCAAAAGAATGGGGAGAATTAAGCGGGTATAAAGGATTAAAAAGTCCAAGAATAGGAGAGAAAATAAGTTTTTTAAAAGGAGAAGAGTTTTATGTGGAAGAATCAGAGCACTCTTGGAATTATAAAGGCCCTATGATTACAAAATTATCTTTATCTAGAGGATATATGTATAATCCATATAATGGTATGATGGAAAAATCTATATATGGAGTTGAAGAAGGAGTTGAAGAATTTGGAGGTTATGAAATAGAAAGATGAGAATAAAAATTAAAAGTGTTAAAAGACCTCAAACAATTATTCAAGCGGGAATAATAGCAAATGATTTATTGAAAGGAGGTATTCCTTTATATGCAATGTGGGGAATTGTATTATCTGCTAATTCTGGACATAATACAGTAAATGTAGAGTTGGAGAATGGAGTAGAATTAAGAGGTATAGAAGTAAGAAGTTTAGAATGGGCAGGAGCGAATTCGATAGGATATGGAGAAAGAGATTTACCTCCGAAAGATTGTCCTGTATTAATTATTTTTCCTGGTGGGAATATAGAAAGTGGATTTATTCTTTGTTCTGTTTTAAATAGATTTGAAAGTAAGCATAAAACAGAATTATTAGTTAATGGAAAAGAAACAGAACATCTTAGAATAAGAGAAGGAAAAAAAACAATATTAAAAATAAATGGAGCAATAATAACGGTGAATGTAGACGGAAGTATAGAAGTTGATCCAGCTTCGGGAAAAGATATAAAATTAGCAGGAGATACTAAAAATCTTATTACACATGCTGAATTAAATACAGCCTTACAAACTTTTCTTACAGCTTTAAAAGCAGCGGTGAGTAGTGGTTGTCAAAGTGGTGCAGGTGGAAATATCGCATCGGTAACTTTAGATATAAGTACTGCAGAAGCAACAAAAGTAAAGACTAGTTAAGGAAAAATAATGCCTGAAATAAAAAATATGTGGAAGAAGTCAATATTATTCGAGATAGTAGATAGAAGAAATCCTGGTATTCCTATAGAAGCCTTTACTTTAACAATCCCTCCTGAGAGTATGGAAATAGAAGAAGAACAAAGAGTTAGTAGAACAGATACGTTTGGTGGAGTTTTTATAGATGACTATGGAGAAGGAGTAAAACCAATAAAGATATCAGGACATACAGGAGGATCTACTTTAAGAGAAACGTATTCTTCCGGTTCTACTGCTGCTTCATCTAAGATAGATAAAAGTAAAAAATATAATGGAAGAGAAGCATTTTTTTATTTTAGAGATCATTTAATGAGATATAAAAGTAAAAAGTCAGTAAAGAATGAATATCAATATTATGATTTACGTATTTATGATCTAAGTTTAGTTCCGTCAGTAAGAGTAATGGATAAATACGCTGTAGAAACTTTATCTGATGCTTATGAATGTTACTTAGAGAAATTTAAATTAACAAGGAATAAGGAAAGACCATTATTTTATAATTATACGATAGAGTTGACAGGAATTCGTTCATTAGGAGATTATCAAGAACGTGTTCCCTCTCCTGTTTCTACTACTCGTTCTCCACTTTCTATAATAGGAGTTATGAGAAGGGGATTAAACACAATAAGGGGATATTTTACAACAGTTAAAACTGTAATGGATCAAGTAACTAATGTATTAGATATTATAGACGAATTAGAATTACAGATGAAAGCTTATATACATAGAACTAAAGTATTAATTTATTATCCTGCTACTTTAGCTTCACGAGCAGCCTCTATGATAAAAGATTTAACAAATGAAACAGAAGATTCTGAAGAAGAAATGATAATAAATCAAGGAAAATCTGAATTAGAATATTATGAAATCTTAAGTATAGCAAGGGAGACTCAAGCAGGGTCTGAGGCTTTAGTAACGTTTGGTAAAACTCCTGGTGCTTATGGTAGTTTAATAAGAGACATTTCTGAAGAAGGTTCTAGGATAAGTTCTGGATTAATTAGATTTGAGGAGTTAAGTGAGGAAGAATCAGAAATAATAAGTAATGCTTTAGATGTAAGTATCTCAGAAGATAAATCATATTATATATATGGATATATTATTGTTACAGCAGATCAAACAACAACTTTAGAAAGATTATCTCTTAAACATTTTGGAAGTTTAGCATTTATTGATTTGATAGCATTGTTTAATGGAATAGAAGGAGACGATGAAATTTTTGCAGGGGATATTATAAAAGTTCCTGTAGTTGTATTAGGGAAAACTCCCGAAGATAATCTTATATATACTACTTTAAGATCAGATGTATATGGAAGTGATAAAAGATTAAATGCTGGCGGTGAATATGTTATTATGGCTTCAGGAGATTTTGCTCGAATAGAAGGAATAGAGAATTTTATGCAAGCAATAAATTTAAGATTAAATGAGAAATTAGGATCACGTCTAAGATTGACTATTTATGGAATAAGAGATAGTATAGGATTTGCAATGGGTGAGGCTACGCCAATATCGTATATAATATCTAATATAAAGGATACATTAATACAAGACCCTAGAGTAGATAGTGTAGATAATATTCGTTTAGCAATAAGTGAGGACATAATACAAACAAGTATGAATATATATTCAATAAAAGTAGGAGAAGTACTTCCTTTTAAAGGAGGAATTAAATAATGGAATTTTCACTTAAATTATTTAGTGCAATCATAGAAGATATGATTACTCACATGATTGCAGTTCAAGATAAAGTGACTGATTTTAATGAAGGTTCGGTTACAAGAAGTGAGTTAGAATCAGTAGCTCTTGAGATAGAGCAACTTTATATAAGAACTAGGGTAGGAATTGAAAAATCGTTAAAGAGTATAGCATTTTATACATTTAATTTTGAGAAGCAATCAGGTCAAAAGTCAGGTGGCAGTGTTATTTTCTCTAGAACAGGAACTTCAGGAGAGATAACAATTCCAATAGGAACTTTAGTAGCAACAAATGATGGAACTCAATTTGAAACTACTTCTGTAGGTATTATTAATGATGGTAATCAAGATTCTAATACTGTTACTATTTTAGCTACAAAAGAAGGAGAGGAATCTAATGTTCCAGCCAATACAATTATAATAATTATTACTCCTATAACAGGAGTCGAAACTGTAGATAATAGTTCTGCTACTTCAGGAGGTCAAGATATAGAGACTGATGTAGCATTTACGTTAAGATTTTCTGAATTTATAATAGGATTAGGAAAATCAAGTGAAAGCGGTTTAATTACAGGAGCAAAGAAAATTCAAGGAGTTAGATCAGCTTCTACAATAGAACATTTTCCCCCTTCATCTAGTATTAATGTAAGTGTTTACATTGATGATGGGGCTGGAAATGCTTCTCAAGCATTGATAGATGAGGTAGAGGATAAGTTAAAAGGAGATGGAACTGAAGATAAACCAGGATATAAAGCAGCGGGAATAAATATAGAAGTATTAGCTCCTACTAAAGTAACTCAAGCTGTAACAGTTGAGATTATAGATGACGGAACTTTAGCTGAAACAACTATAGAATATAATGTAGAGTTAGCAATTACAAATTATATAAATAATCTTTTATTAGGTGAAGATGTAATTAAAAATGAGTTAAGGAAAGTAATTATGAAAGTAGATGGAATCTATGATATATCT